ACATCGCCCTTGGGGTCATGCACCGTCTTGAAGTATTCCAGCATCGCGTCCTCGATAAAGTCGCGGATGTCTGTCAGTTCCTTGTGGCGCAGGATGGTGCGGTCTGCACTAGTCACGTTTCCTTGGTTTGGGTACTTGTCTTGACCAAGCACAAAGTCCAACTCAGTTTTGGTCAGGTCACGACCGAGGCGGAAGAACCCTATGGGCAGCGGGAAAAGATTGTGGATGTTCATGCCACCGCCTTGTCAAACTCACGCTGACGACCAAGCAGCTCATCCAGTTGCTGCTGTGTCCAGATNNTCCATAGTCTCATGCACCTCTTCCATCGTAGGACAAGGACGCGGGTCATCCCACAGGCTGAAGAAGTTGTTGGTGATCTCCCAACGCGCACCCGGACGTAGCAGATGCATCGCTGTATCAATTCCAAAAAGCATGTAGACCTTTTTCTCCATTCTCACTCTCCTTTTATGAGTTTAGTTTTAGGATGACTATGCCTGAACCGCCAGAACCGCCAGTGCCGCCTGTACTATTTCCATTTCCGCCACCACCAGCACCTCCACCAGTATTAGTTGCGCCGTTAGCACCAACAGTTGAAGCGGAAGTTCCGCCATTTCCGCCACCGCCTGCACCACCTATTCCCGCAGCACCAGAGTTATACCCTCCACCGCCACCACCACCAGCGTAAGTAACAGATATTCCAGACAGTGTAGAAGCAGATCCAGCACCACCATTTCCTCCTATGCCATTAGGATTTGCTCCGCCACCGGCACCACCAACAGCACTAGCTCCACCACCTCCGCCAGCGCCACCAGAATTGTTGTCGCCATTTCCGCCATTACTTCCTTGAGATGGCGTTGTTGCTGGTGTGTTTCCAGCCCCTCCCAAACCTATACCACCCGCTCCATTTGCGGTTCCTCCTCCACCTGAACCTCCTGAAGCACCAGAACCTTTTGTGGCAAATGGTGTTTGACCACCATAGCCACCACCAGCAGAAGTTATTGATGAAAAAACAGAATTAACGCCATTTGATCCGATTGCGCCGCCAGCACCAACAGTAATTGCATAAGTTGCGCCAGAATTAACAACAAAAGCAGTTCCTGTCCTGTATCCTCCAGCTCCACCTCCGCCGCCACCCATAGTATTTGGTGTTGTAGACCCACCACCACCACCACCAGCAACAACAAGATAATCCACGCTGGTAACACCGGGCGGAACAGTCCACGAGCCTGATGCTTGGAATGTCAGTACTCCTGTCTGTGGAGCTAGATACTTGATGATGACAATACCGCTGCCGCCTGCGCCGCCTGCGTTAGAAGATGGGTTAGCGCCACCGCCACCGCCACCACCACCGCCAGTATTAGCAGTCCCAGCGCCTCCCGGAGCGCCAGAACCAGAGCCAGCGGGAGAACCATTGCCTCCACCGCCCGTTCCACCAACCGCAGACGTTCCTCCCGTTTGCGCAGAAGCCCCGCCACCGCCAGCATACGTTACAGACGAACCAGAGAGAGTGGATACAGTTCCGTTTCCACCTTTTCCTGCAACAGAACCTGAAGCGTTACCACCAATTTCTGAAGCGCCGCCGCCTCCACCGCAAGCTCCATTTGAAGCCCCTGCGCCAGTTCCGCCGTTATTGCCTTGGCTTGGTGTGGTAGCTGGGGTATTACCATTACCACCTTTTGAAGCAACATTTTGAACTCCACCACCGCCAGAACCGCCATCATTACCCGGAGTAGATAATGCGTTGCTTTGCCCGTAGCCACCACCGTTAGACGTAACAGAGGAAAAAATACTGTTGCCGCCATTCGTCATTCCTGAACTGCCACCAGAGGGGCCGCCCGTTCCACCAGAACCAACAGTAATAGTGTAAGTAGTACCCGGAATAACAGGAAGCGCCGTGCCAGTACGGAAACCACCGCCGCCACCACCTCCGCCGGAGAAATATGCTCCTCCACCACCTCCACCAGCCACTACAAGGTAATCCACCTGCGACACACCATCAGGGCATGTCCATGAGCCAGAAGAGGTGAACGACAGGACGACAGTGTTCGTAGGAATACCTGGCCACACGCCAGCCTTGATGGCTTGCAGTGCTTGTTGCAATGTCCAGATGCCCGATGCCTGAGTCGTGCTCGGCAGCACCGGTGCCCTTGTCATTATTCTGCCGGGATAATCACTCATGTCTTACCTTATTGTCTAACCTTGATGATGACGATACCTGAGCCGCCTGCTGCGCCCGCGTTATTCCCATTTGAGCCGCCGCCGCCATTTCCTCTGTTAGGTAATCCAGCAATACCAGTCATGTAATTTGTGGTTGAACCACTTCCAGCTCCACCAGCAGCGTAAGTAACAGAAACTCCAGATATAGAACTCGCCGATCCATTTCCGCCTGACCCAACACCAGCATCGGTTTTACTTGTGCCGCCATTTAATCCAACAGATGACGCACCGCCCCCGCCCCCGCCATCTGTACCACCGGCATTTGTGTTTGCACTACCGCCATTATTTCCTTGGCCGATCGTACCTGTTCCTCCACTAGTTCCGCCGCCAGAAGCGTTTGCTCCTCCACCACCAGATCCGCCATTTTTACCGGTAGTTTGCGATGCTCCACCTCCTCCACCACCATTAGTAGAAGTAATACTGCTAAATACTGAACTGCCGCCATTAGAACCATCAGCTCCAGCAACCGCTCCAGCCCCTCCAGCACCAACAGTAATCGTATATTGAGTACCAGCAGTTACAGCCAAAGCAGTTCCAACCAAATAACCCCCAGCGCCTCCGCCGCCAGAACCGCGATCATTCGTAGTTGATCCACCACCGCCGCCGCCAGCAACAACAAGATAGTCAACACTTGTCACGCCGACAGGAGCAGTCCATAGCTGGGTAGAGGTAAAGATGTATGTGCTTTGTGATGGGGCTATGTAGCGGATAATGACAATGCCAGAGCCGCCTGCGCCACCTTTCTGCCCTGCGGTTGTACCAACTCCACCACCGCCACCACCTCCTGTATTAGCAGTACCCGCTGCTCCTACAGTGTTTGAACCACCAGCTCCACCGCCACCAGCACCAGCAGCACCACCCGTAACATTTCCACCACCGCCTCCACCACCAGCATAAGTAGTTGATGCTCCTGAGATAGCAGAGGCAGTACCATTTCCGCCACTACCGCCAGTATTTGTTGAGCCGTTTGCACCTATTTGACTTGCTCCACCACCACCAGCACCCCCGGTTCCTGCTGAGGTAACTCCACCGTTATTTCCTTGACTTGGAGTTGTAGACGGAGTGTTCCCTACTCCAGCATTTGATCCAGTTCCAGATGTTGTTGAAGCCCCACCTCCCGAACCGCCATTTCCAGCATCGTCGTTATAATTTGAGCCAGATGCTCCTTTTCCGCCGCCGGTAGAGGTAATCAACGAAAAAACAGAGTCTCCTCCGTTTGTTGCTCTAGTTGCTCCAGCACTATCATTAAACCCTCCAGTGCCACCCGAACCTACAGTAATTGCGTATGTGCTTCCGGGAGTAACAGGGAGAGCCGTACCAGTCCTAAATCCACCCGCACCTGCACCTCCTCTAACACCGCCGCCACCACCAGCACCCACCACCAGATAGTCCACCGCCGTCACACCAGCAGGCGCAGTCCAGTAGCCAGATGCAGTAAAGGTCTGAACAACAGTTACCCCTCTAGGCCAGTTGCCAAGATTCCAGATACCCGAAGCAAAGCCGGGCGTATACAGCGGAGAACTCGCGCTGATAATGTTGCCGGGATACCCGTGAAGTGCCATGTTCTACCCTTACGAGCTGATCTGTTCGTAGCTGACGGAGAAAGTGATTGCACTAGCAGTGCCGCTGGCGCAGACAATAGACCTATCCTCTAGCAAATAACTAGCTGTCGTCTTGTCCATCACAATCAGCGACGCATAGGCCGGGACTGAGATGTTTGACGCGATAGGGAAAGCCGTGCCACCTGAAGCAGCGTTGCCGCTAGTCACTGCGCCGTTACTATAGAACGAAACAGTTACGTTCGCTGCCGTGTTCGTCTGGTTAGCAGCAACTATCTGGTCAACTTTGAACACATTACCTGAACCACCGGTGTTAGCTATCAAAACCAGTGTAGACGTACTAGCAGGAGTCAGGTAGTTAGTCTGACCGTAAATCTGCGTGACGTTAACGATATTAGGGTTTGCCATTTATATACTCCTCAGAAGCCGAAGATCATCGCCATGGCAATTGCCTTGCCAGTGGTTACGCCTGAAACGGTTGAAAAAGAAAGATTACCTGCGCCGTCTGTTTGCAGATATTGCCCACTCGTACCGTCAGCCGTAGGCAACTTGAAGGTAAGGTTTGAATTAATAGGGAACGCTACTGCAGTGGGCGATACATTTACACCGTCATTAAAGATAACAACAGAACTAGACGCCGGGATTTTTATCGTAGTACCTGTCGCACCGGTGTTGTCGCCGTTTGCAACGATGACAGGGCTAGTCAAAGTATTGTTGACGATGTACTGCTTCTCTATCGCAGGTATGAACAAATACTGCGTAGTGCTTATAGTGCCGCCCAAATTCAAACGTAGATTACGTGCAACCTGACTAGCGTTTGTGTCAGTCAAAGCAATTGATGCGTTAGAGCTGGTAAACGTGACGTTGGCAGAACCAGTGATAGCTTCTTCAAGCGCTGTGCCAAGGTTGGTGTTTGTGGTAGCACCCCACGTACCCGCCTGATCGCCGGTGCCGATCAGCTCGATCTTTAGCGCGGAATATGTACTTGCCATGATGTTTCCTTACAAATTAGTGTTTATGAGCGTCCAGTCCTCGTCCACGCCGGTATCTATCGGCTCCCACAACAACCTTCTACTTACCTTGTCTGACGCGCTTGCCGCTGCTGTCAGTGATATTGAAATCGTTCCTACTACAGTTACCGTATCTGCTGCTGTCGGCGTTTCTGTAACTCTTGCACCAAACTGAGCCAGCGACGCCACAGTTACAGAACTATTAGCCGCCTCTACAATACTGGTCAGCATCGTGTTAAACACGTTCGTGCTGTCTGCTGCAACTACACCTTCGCCAACATTGTTAGGTATCGCAAAGACACTGCTTACTGTAGCGTTACCTGCCGCAGTCTCAGTAACCACAACCCTGTAGGCAGGGATAGACGACATTTGATCCGCACCTGTCGCCGTCTCTGACACCGTCCCAAAGGTCGTGCGCAACGGGGTTACTGCATCGCTTGCTACACCGCTCTCAGCTACCTGAGAGTTTACATTCGCCAGACTTCTAACCAGATCAGCGGTTGTCGCCGTTTCATTTACTCGTACTGCTGCAGCGATCAAGCTAGATACTATTTCACTTACCGCAGCGGATTCAGCAACCGCACTACCTATGGCAAACGTACCTAGTACTGTATCTGCTGCTACTGCCGTTTCTGCTACCGCACCTACTTTAATTTGCTGCCCAGAAACTGTTTCGCTTACATTCGCACTTTCAGTAATAAAGACCGTTACGGGGGCGGTACCTGCTACGTTGGTTTGCTCGGACGCAGTGACTAGACCACCATCACCCAAGCCCCAACCGTTGCTACCCCAAGGGCCGTTACCCCAGCCAGCGTTTGAGACGAGCGGGTAGTAGACCGAACAGCCCCACCCAGCTTCGCCCCATGTACCGCTGCTATAGCCCCCGTCAACGATGGCCACTCATTACTCCGCAGACTCAAGCTCTTCAAAAGTAAACCAACGCTCTTGCGTAGCCTCGCCGTTAGTCCATGACATCAGGTACCAGATAGTGCCATTCTCATCCATGCGCATGTGGGCAACTTCGCCCTGCGGGACTGTTACCTTCAGTCGGACTTTGTCGCCCTTTTTAAACATGGTCAGCTCCTATTACGATGCGTCTAGGTTGAACGAGTAGGTCACGTTAAGCACGTCACCGCTAACCACCTGACGATCACCCGGCGACTGGAAGTCTGACACCGAGAACAGCGTACCGGATGTACCCGTAGCTACGTTAGCCAAGAACGCACCAGAAATAGTAGCGTTGGCATTCATAGTGAACGAAGCAGTAGACGAAGCATTGTTGATGTTTGACGGATCAGCCAGAGTAGCTGCGCCAAAAGTCGCTGCCTTACGGTTGCCAGAGTAGCTGGTGTTTTCTTCCCAGCCTACATGCGACGCCAAAGTATCGCCACCAGAGAACGTGGTGTTTGACGAAGTGTTGCCTACCAGACCGATATACCACGTAGCCGTGTAAGTACTACCAGTAAAGTATTTGGTGTTCATGTCCTGCAGACCCGTGTTGACCACTAGGTTAGGGGCAATGTCCACCCACTTCTGGTTGCCGTTACTGTCATAGCAAGTTACGGTAAAGACACCGCCTGCCGACATACCCTCAACAAAACCAGTCTTGCGAGCTACAGCACCGCTGACGGTTTCGCTGGATTTAGAAGTTTCAATAGTCATAATGACTCCTCAAGGAAAACGAATCAAAGCCGTCGTTGCTGTATTGGCAGGCAAGGTGACGGTAAAGGTTTGATTACTACAGGTCTTGTCAGCCCCGAAGTCCAGTACAGCCACCGAGCTATTGCTCTGCGTGGCATTATAAATAAGAGCACCACGTGCAGTAAACGAAGCGTTGCTCCAGCTAGGATTACTAAAGCTTACATAAACAATCCCGTTTGCGGAAGACGCTATTGACACATTTGCAAGGGTGTTACCCCCTACCGTGTACCCTGTACCTGAAGCTTCATACTCAGAGCTATACACCGTGGTTGTTGGGCCCAGCGTGGCAAAGCCTGTATACAACGCCATCTTCAGCGTGTTCGAGGTCAGGTTCTGCTGACCTTGCAACATCTGTTCTTTAAAACTATTTGTCAGCCCTTGCTGAATGGTCATGTGGTCACCTTAATCCGTGCCTGACCTTCTCGGTACGCATCGCCACGCTCCAGACCATCGCCCAGACGGATGAGTTGTTGCAGTGCATCAGCATACTTCTGACCGTAAAACGCCATCACATCCTGCTCACCCTTCATGAAGGTATAGGCTTCCATCAAAGAGCCATAGAGCAAGACAGGGTCGTAGTTATCTCCTAGCCACGTGCGGCCATCCGCCGCTTCCGTTATCGACTCAGGGTAATAGTAATAGTGCAGCTCGGCTGTGTAAGCCGCATCAGGCGTGGGCCCCAGAATAAATGTCAGCTCATCGCTAATGACTTCACCAGCCACGGCAGGGCCAAAGATAGAGTAATACCGAGGAAGGCCAGTATCAGTTGGGCTAGGGTATGCCGCACGTATAAAGTTAACGTCTTTGTTAAGCAGATACTCATAGTTGCCATCAGCGTCGATAACTGCCAAAGAATAGGTAGACAAGTAATCTACCGGGCAGGGCAAGTACTTATTGTTAGCCTGTGTAATACCAGTCACGTTTTTACGTAACGAAGGTATCTGCGCCGTGTTGTAGATGCGCTTCTCCGCCTGCCGAACAAAGACAGGGATATTGTCTACGAAGAGTTCTTCGTAGTTTTCGGTGTACGCCTCTATGGCTGCTACAAGTTCTGTATAGGTCATTTTTACGCCATCGGGCCGCGTGCCATCAAGCCTTTAGTTGCTGCGCCAGTACCACGAATCTTGATGCCGGTCGTCTTAGGCTCTTTGTAGTTGCCTTTGCTGATACCACCAGCAGACGGGTTCATCTCATCTATTACTTTAGCACCGGGGGTGTACTTCTGGTCTGCCTGAATGCTGGATGCTTTACCCTTCATATTGTGCGGGGCAGCATAAACTGCAGCTTGGCCTACCTCTTTGCCTTTAACTTTCTGTGAGAACTTAGTCATTATCGACCTCTTTGGTTAGCAGCACGGGCTAGGTTACGCCCCATCTTTTTCATAGCTTCGCTAGTCACACCGCCTTTTTTCATACCCTTGGCGTGCATGCGCTTCTCGTGCGCTTTGACTTCTTGCTTAGCCACTTTTCTCATGTTGTCCATGTTAACTCCTAAGTTATGGTAATTGTTACATCTGCAACAATCCCAGCGGATATCAAATTGTTTGGGGTCAAGCCTGTATCAAACTGCTGCGCCCCACCTACCGGGTTCCACCCCCACTGGATTATCCGGCTACCTTCACCGGGGTCACCAAAGTCTGTATCCAGTGTTAGCTGCAGTCCCGTGTAGCCTGACTGCGTATAGCTCACGTCTGGCCTTGGTTCACGCAACGCCTGCGGATCGTCCACAGGATACATACCTAACTGCAACTGCGGCTGGTCTGGTTCCCAGCAAGTCTTACAAACTTTAATGTTGACCTGCTTGGTCTTGATCGTCAGCTTCTTTAGGTCTTTCAGCTTGTAGCGAAACCCGCACCGATCACACTCGGCGATAGCGTTCTTGCCACTAGCAAACCTGTTACCCATAGTTAAATAAACATCTCACGAGGAACGAACCTATCCGCTGCCTTCTCTCTATCCTCGCCAGCTGCCAAGTCCCACGCCTCGTCATACATCAATTTCAACGCCTGTACACGCATCGGGTCCACATCCGTGCGTTTTACCGCAAGCATGAACGCCAGTCCAGCAGTCATGCAGTTCAAGAAGCGGAACGGAATATCCACGACGTTTGTACCGTTACCGGCGTCAAATATACGCCGCATGCGCCAGTATTTAAAGTAGTAGTACGGTGTCTCTGCACTGCCCTGATCCGGCGCTGGCCACACATTGATCTGCGGGTACGCAGGGGTAGCGGTGTTAGACCCGCTCTTTTGTCCCGACTGACGGTTTACCCAGACCTGAATAGGACGGCCCTGAGTCAGCTTGTTAGGGATAGTGGAGTAGGTAGAGACGCTGATACGCGTTATGTTCAGATCGGTCTGGTTAGCACCCTGTCCAGCATTAGTACGAATAACATGCTCAACAAGGTCCACTGTGTCCACAGGGAGATCATAGGTCACCTGCCCTTGAATAAGAGGTATCTCACCCTGCTCGATAGTCCACAGGTTGATACCACGGTTTGCCCACTCAGCAAGCAGGAAGTTCAGGCTACGCCGTGCCGTACGAAAGTCATAACCCGTGCGCATCTCAAGGCCGCAGCGCTCAAACGCCTCTTCGAATACGTCGTTGAGGTCAGGGTTAAAACTTGTAGTGTCGGTCGTGTAGGCCACGGTTATGCCCTCGTTTTGCCTCGTATTGCACAGCCGTCTGCTCTGGCTGATGCGGATTTAACTTTGCCACCGGTTTTGTAACCACCACGTTTCATCAAACTTTTGGGGTCAAGCTCCGCGCCTAGTTGTGCCTCACGTCTATCTGCCGCAGACCCACCAGACCCACCACCAAACCTTGCGCGTAATACATTTTGCTCCCTAGGGGTAAGATGCTTTAAAGCCTCATCTATTGCCCCTCTACGACTCAAGTACTCTTCTTCAGCCGACGGCGATGTACGTTTAGGCATCTTCTCTTCCCGCTGTGCGCGCTTAGTAATGTCCGTATCACTAGCGTAGTCGGGGTCTTTTGCCAAAACTTTCTTTATTTCACGCTCACGGTCAGCCATTTACTTCTTTCTCATTTTGCCCAAAGTTTGAGCAAGTCTTGCTCTTTGGCCCAATTTCCCCGGTTTTTGGGCAGCTGCTGCCAGCTTCTTTGCCGGGATGGGCTTGCCTGCCTTAGCCCCTAGCTGCGCACGCAACGCGCCGGGCTTCTTAATAGCTTTTTGTATCCATTTCTCAGCCATTATCTGAACCTCGCTGTCTTCTGAGCTATGCCTTTCGGCTGCTTAAC